TTACTCTGCGGCCTCAACGGTCACGGTGCAAGTATCGGTGTAAGACTTACCGTCCACGGTGATGCTTGCGGTGATCACTGAAGAGCCTACGGCCTTACCCTCAACCAGACCTGCGGCTGTAACGGTAGCCTTGGCGGTTGTGCCAGAGGTATAGGTTACTGCGGCGGTCTTAGGCAGAACGGCGGCTGCAAGTTGCAGGGTCTCACCTACCTTGATCGTCTTGGCGTGAACATTCAGATTGATACCTGCCTCACCGTCGGGGGCCTGGATCAGCTTATAGCAAGCAAATGCCTGCTCACGGAGAGTTGTGAGGCTCCAACGGGTGCGAAGGGTCAGTTTCATCATGCCCTTGTCGGCCAGAGTAAACGGATCGACGGTCATGTGAATCTTGCCGTGCTGATTGGCGGCGAAGTACGACCATACACCCAGGCCGATGAACATATCATCAAGCATACCTGTTGCGGTGGCGTTCTCACGGATATAGTGGCTTACGAAGTACGGATCACCGTCCAACTTGCCATTCTCAATGATAAAGCCACCCTGGCCCTTGGCCTTTGGTGTAGCCTTCAAAAGTGCCTCTGCCTTGGCATCGAGCACCCAACAGAAACCGCCCATGTTGACACCTGCATTGATCAACTCGGCCTTTGCCTCTAACAGGCTCAGGTAGTTACCAACCAGGACGGGGGTCTTAGTCTTTCCGCTGTACGGGCCTTTGATACCTGAGAAGGTAGCCTGCGAGAAAGTCTTGTGGTTCAAGAAATCCTGCATTGCCAGGCGGAAACTCTCCTGCACGAAGGTAAGCACGTCAAAGGTGGCATCCTCAATAGAGGCAAACGATACCTTGACAGTTGCGCCAACCTCGGCGGGGGTGGCCTTCACGTTGTCGAAATTGATGTCCTGATCCTGGAGTTGGACGGTCTCACCAACCTCTACAACCTTCACGTTATCGGTGGCATACGGCCAAACCAGGTTGCCCGTTACACCCGTCTGCACCTTCATGCCGACCTTATCCCAGATCAGGCCCTCAGACAAACGGGGCATCAGGTCGAACACCATAGTTTCCATTGCCTCGGCACTGGCTACGTTGTTCTTGTCACCGTCGTTAATGACACCCAGGGTAATTTCACGCTCCTGACGCTTACCCGTGCGGATGTCCTGGAGCAATTCGCGGAACTGAGCGTTACGGCTCATAGTCACCTCACGGCCCTGCTTCTCTGCTGCCTCGTTGGCCAATGCTGCGGCGATACGCATATTGGTTGCCTCCAACTCGGTTTTGAGTTCGCGGGCTTCGGTATTGATGGCCTCGCGCTGCTGCTCGGTCAACTGCTCCTTACTTTCGAGTTTCTCAGCCAACTCGTTCAGGCGGTTGCCAATCTCGCGCTTACGCTCGTTGGCCTTCTTGTAATCAAACTTTGGCTTGCTCATAATTTTTTTTAGTTTGATGGGTTAATACTTTTATTCCAAATCTCTTGCGATAGTGCGCAACTCTTCGGCCTGCTTGTGGCGGGCCTGGCGATCTGCCTGCTCTCGCTGCTGTGCTTCGATCTCTTCCTGGGTCGGCCCGGTCTTGGGCTTACGTGCCTCTGCAAACTCTCTCACCTGCTGCTCACGGGCTTTAACCTCCGTGTCCTCATAGGCGGGCTGTGCTGCAATGGTCACGTCACAAATACCCTCAATCTTCTTTACATGGCGCAAATAGATGGTGGCTCCCCAATCCGTCTTTTCCTCAGTCTCTTCGTAACTCACACAATTCTCTGAATCGTCCTCGTTAGTCCAATAGATAAATGACATTTCAGTGAGATCACCACGCTTGGCCAATTCCAGGGCCTTGTCACCGTCAACGGTATGCGGCATTTCACACTCGACTTTCAGACCTATTTCGTCCAAAGTCAGTTTCAACGTACCCGTTCCCTTATCCCAACGGCCTAAGATGGCCTGGCGATTGTGGAACATCGTAAAGTAGATGCGCTGCTCCCGTAGCATTTCATCGGTAATACACCCCTTTTCCAGAATCTCGTAGAAAGGGAAGTAATAGCCGATGAGCACAGAGCGCACACCGAATTTCAGGGCATAGCCCTCCAAAACGCGGCTTTCGGCCTCGCCCTCTCCGGCCTCACGCAAATGCAGTGAGACGGGTAAAATCAGGGTTCTTTTCTGAATCTCTTTCATACGGCTCTCTTATTTGGTTTCACCATTGTTAATACTCTCGTTTTCACCTGTGAACTTCTTACTGCCTAACTCTCCCAGGTTCATACTCAGGTAGATTTTATCGCCACCTTCGACGGCAGGCTGATTTTCCTTAGTGCGTACCGTGTTAATGCTGTACGTGCCATTGCCGATCATGTTGCTGTAATACTTGGCCTTGGTGATCAAGTCCATAGAGAACAGGCTTTCACGGTCAAACCTGAATATGCGTTTGCAGCACATAGAACGGCCAACCAACTTTCTCTGGAACTCATCTTCAATGGCTGTAAGTATGCAGTCCAATGTCTGTGTCAGGTACGCCACATCTGCCTGCTCCGGCATCTTGTAGTTACTGCCTGTCATATCGTAGAGGTAGATAGGCGGCACACCTGTTAGGCGGCTGATCTCCGGGATGGAGAATTTGCGGCTTTCAAGAAACTGCATATCCGTTGAGGTCAACGAAAGCTGCTTGAAATCAACGTCGCCTGGCAGTGACACAATGCGCTTGCCGTCCTGGAATAAACTCTCAGTAGAGTTGGCCACCTTTTCAAGTTGCTCATCCTGGTACTCTCCCATTCCCCGGATGCCGGACTTGTCGTTTGTGATCAGGCCACGGATCGCGCCACCTTTGCCGAAACGCTCCAGGGTCTCTTTATCACCCGTCGCCACAATAGACAATGCGCGGTTGCCCATTCTCCAAAGCGGCACACCACAACGCCCATTGAGGGTGTTGAAATAGATGTGTATTACCTGGCTCTCATCGAAGGTGCCATAAACGCCATTGTAAACGTCGCTAATGTAGTATTGGCCTGCTGCATCATCGTATGAGCAACAAAAACGGCTGATCAATACCAACTCCATAACCTCACCGTCAATGATGCGGGGCCAGATATATGCGTCGCCATCATGGAAAGCCTGCCAAACCATCTGACGCTTCCAATCGAAAGCGGATTTTCTCGCCTGCGGCTGTGTGGTTAACAGGTAGTGGAAATCTGATGCCTCAAAATCTACATAGATGTCATCTTTCTTTTTCATGTAGTGGAAGGGCAGACGGGCCACACTTCCAGAAAGTACGTCCAATGCGCGTTTGTAGGCAGTAACGCCGATAGCCTCATCACCTCGCACGTTGACAAGGGATGAGGCAGCACCGTCCAGGCTAATGCCGTTCACGCCTAATTCGACCTGCACATTAGCCTCTCGCGGTTGTGTCTGTTTCCGTTTGAATATGCTAAATATGCCCACGGTGCAAAAATAATTTTCGGTCAAAGATACACCTTATTCTTGCACGTCACAAACGCCGTTTGGTGCATCGTGGTACACCTTGGCGAATGGTGGTAAAAATGTTAAATCTTTATAATTTTTTAACTTATTTACTTATTTTATGGTTTCCAAAAACGATAATACCTATAGTCAATGCAGCCCTGGCAACACTCGCACACCTGGCATCCTGATAGGGTGCAAATTCCATAGCCCGGCGTTTCATCGTCGGCCTGGTATGCAATGCAAGTATGACACAGGGCTACTTTCATAAACGATCCTATTCCTCAGCCTCCAAATACATCTTGTTACGCTCACCGTTCTTGTTTGCATGACGGCAAATAGACTTGGCCATTCTCTCACTCTTTACGGTAGTCTCATAAACTCCCTGGCCTGTTGAAATGTTGTAGATGTTGTAAACCTTCATATCTCTTTGGTGTTGTGGCGGGGCCTGGTGGCCCCACCTGGTTAATACTAATTTCCTAATCTCTTCTCAATGGTCTTAAAGGCTCTAAATCCCTCTCGCCATCCTCTGTAAACTTGGCCAACGGCCATTGAATACCTCTGATCAAAGAAAAATTTGCTTTCGTCTGTCAGATTATCATCAAGGCAAGTAAACCATACCCACTGCCATTCAGACTGCCCAGATCGGCCGCTAATATTATTGAGGCCCAACCACCAACCAATCTGAGGCTGCACATACTTGCCATCCATATTGTAGTAGCCTCTATCGGCATAACGCGGGTTTAGTTCAAACTTAACCTGGCATTTCTCTGTAAACTCTTTGAGTTGCTTGTAAGTAAACATATCTCTTTGGTATTGTGGCAGGGCCTTACGGCCCCACCGGGTTAATATTAATCGTTGCTCAGTCTCAGGGCCTTCATTTCGTTCTGGTCGAAGGTGTAACCGAATTGTGCCATCTTCTTAACGGCTGCTCTCTTGGCTCCGGCCTCAGTCTTATAGAACTTGCCAATGGTAAACCAATATTCGCCGTCCTGAACTGCAAACACCATGATCTCATCTTTACGGCCACCGTTCAAAAAGAACTCAACCGCCTTATGCTCTGAATTGTTGCACTTGATCGTTGTCATATCTGTAGCGTTTTAATCGTTAATACTCTGTTTATTTGTTGAGGATCATAAGCGTACCTGTTATGATCGTCAGGGCGGCTTCACGGTTAAAGCCATAATCGGCTACCATCTTGTCGGCGATCACGCTGCCTGAAACACCCTCTTTCAGATTCTTCATTACTACCGTAAGAACCTCTCTACTATACTCTGCCAATGTCTGTGCCATATCTCTTTATTCGTTGTGGGCGGGGCCGTAGCCCCTGCCCTGGTTAATACTATGCTGCCATAAACTTAATGTCCTTTACCTGTGTCGGCTTGAAATACATATCGCGCTCAACGGTCAGGCCCCAACGTCCGCGAAGGCTCTGCAACTCTGAAAGAGTGAAATATCCATACTCCTTATACTCACCATCGACAATGCCGAAAAACTCATAATCGTTGCCGTTCTTGTTAGCCTCCAGAACGTACCAGGTATAACCCTGCAAAAAGAACTTGCAAACTGCAACTGCCTCACCACCTTTATTGTCCTGGCTATAGATAGGGTACTTGGCCAACTGACTTTCGATCTGCTTTGTTATAAGTTTCATAAATCCCGGCTTAACCGTGTTGCCGTAGGGCTTAGTTATTATCTTTATTTCTATGGTACAAAGGTACAAAAAATTCTGCACTTTTCCAAATAAAAAGTATATTAATTTCTGTACTTTCGCCGTTTCTTAACATTATTTAGCATAGTAAACACTATACTTTTTGAAAGAAAATACTATCTTTGCACCAAAATTCACTAAATATTTGAGATTATGAGAATAAAAGAGATCATGAAAGAAAAGGGTGTCACCCAACCAGAATTGGCCGAAAAGATGGGTGTGAGTGTTTCAGCCGTTAAACAAATGGTAGGTGCTGCATCCCTGACTACGGCCACCCTGGAAAAGATCGGTGCTGCCCTGGACGTGCCAACGTGGCAGTTCTTCATCAGCCCGGAAGAGATCGTAAAACAGGCGGGCGGTAACGCCTTGTGTTGCCCATACTGCGGTAATCCTCTCAGGATCGTTGGCGTATGATGAGCGAACTTACACAACATAGATTCGATATATTGGCCTCAATATATGCGCTGCCCTGCACCATTGAGGAATTAGGCCAACGGGATTTTTGCAAAAAGCTGCCTCTTTGGTACGTTCAAACCGTGCTAACCTCATTGGAACGTAGAGGCTATATCGTAGAACTCAAAAGCGGCATCTACAAAGCCGTGAAAACAAAAGCCAGGCCGATACTCAATTATTATGGATATGAAGTAGATTAGATATGCACAAATATGAGATAATCAGGAATAGCGTTACCGATCTACTCAAAGAGTTTTCATGCTTTGAGTACAAAGGTCATGGTATGCAAATAGGTATATGGGAAACTGAGGATTTCCAAAGCCTCACCAAACCTGTAGGAGATAGTTTCTGGAGTGGAAAATTTCGCCTGTGGGTATTCGTCCCGGATCAGAACGGCCAACAGATCAAAGTAGAGGTTTTCTTAATGTCCGTGTACGAATGGGAAACCGTCTTTGAGGGCTACATTGAGAATGTAACGGATATATCGAAAATACTTAATTTCCAATTAGGACTACCAAAAAAGAATAGCGTATGACACTGAAAGAGCGAAAGAAAAGAGAAAACATGAAGGTCGCGGGCCTCCTGGTTAGTTGGGTGCTGATCATCTGTGGCATTAACCTGGCTTGCATGGGGATCAAACTTGCATTGTTGATGGTGGTGGCGGGTGGCCTCATGGCCTGGGGCTTCTCGAAGATCAGGACAAAGGAGGTGGCCAAACAGACGATCCAGGAAAGCGAGACTGACGGCTACAGCATTAAGGGCATCAATCATTGTGGCCTTAATGATAGTGCGCTTGGTGACTTCATAGGTACTGCCAGGGCGTTAAAGTCAAATCCGCATGATCCCTACGCTATCGGTATCTACATCGGTAGTAAGCGGATCGGATTCTTACCAGGCGGGAACCGGGAACTGCACGAAAGGATCACGGCCCTGGGCGGCATCGTGGATGCTGACGGGTACATTTCCAAAGGCAATGAAGAGGGCCGGGAATTTTACTACGGGAAAGTAAACCTGGTAGGGATATGAAAAACGGTGGGCTAAATGCTCACCGTTATTGTTCAATAGAATTGAGTAGCCCGATTGTCATTAGGGTTGTGATCACACCGTCGATCTTTCTGTATTGGGAAATCTTCAACGGCTTCTTATTCTCCAATTTATCCTCATCAAGCACACAATTAAGCAGGCAATAAAGATTGATGGGGTTATCATTGAATATGATTCTGACGGGATCATCGTACACCATCATTTCAAAGGATTCTACAGGCAGGTTAAAGTTGCCGTATGTCTGTGAGTAGGGCGTTAACTGATCGCGGCCACCGACTGAGGCCAGAATGTTTGTCAAATCCTGCGCCTTGTAACTATCATAGCCAATGCGCACAATGGTTACGATCTTGCTACGCCTCAGAATATCGTTGGCGATCAGGCGCACGTCTATTTTCTTACCCTTGCAGAATATGAGGTGGCCTTGCTTGTTCCATGCACGGTATAGTTGTTCGTTGGGGTGGCCCTTCAATGCACCTACAGGGAAATAGTAGTCACAATGCGCATAGAAACGCTTTGTCTCACTTGAATAGATCGTATATGTTACTGCACTGAAATCATCATGCACAGACAGATCGAAAGCCACTGCACATTTCGGGTGGCCCTTCACCTTGTCTATGTTGAAATCGCCGATCAGCGGGCGGGCATCCTTATCGCTAAACCAGGTCTTGATCTCATTGACGGTAAAGATATTCAGCATCTTTGTGCGGAAAGCCAACATATTTTCAGCCGATAACAGGGCATTGGCATACTCTATTTCGTAGAAATCATCCTGCACCGTAATGCCCAAATGGGGCTGTACCTTGTGCCAGGTGTTCGGATCATCTTCCTCATCGTCTGCATCCGGCATGAAGAGGGCGGCAAATACCGTGTCATTCTGCAACTCTCCACGAAGCACCTTTTTCACACCTTCCAACTCCTTATAGCAGGGGCCGTCCACTACGTCGCTTGCCGTCGTAATGATCACGGTCAACGGGTTACGACGGGGGCCCATAGAGGTTGTGAGGGTATTTTTCAAATCTGCACCTGACTTGTTGGCCGTGTCTCTCGCCTGGGCGTACTCATCAAGGATAGCCAGGGACGCAAACAAACCGTCCTTTGTCTGGGCATTAGATGTGAGGCACTGCGCCAGGCTCTCACGGTTACGATCCTTGAAGGCCACCAACTCCCTGTTGATCCTGAAATGCTTCTTTCGCGGGTCAATATCGAGCATTATATGGCGTACCTCATTAAAGCATTTCTTGGCCTGATCATAAGAGTTTGCACCCACATACGCCTCTGCGTTGAAGTCACCGAAAAGCATATCATCGACTGCCAGGAAAGCGGCAAAGGTGGTCTTACTGAACTTACGGGGAACAAACAGGTAGGCGGTACGGATCAGCCGTCGGCCATCCGGGCGGGCAAAGCCGAAAATGTTAGCCAGGTGCCAAACCTGTACGGGTGTCAACTTGTAACGCCGTCTGCCTGTCACGCCTGAAAACCTCAGTTTCTCATAGAAACGGATTCTGCGCTTTACTCGCTTTGGCCTCCACTGCCACCGATCAAGCAACTCGAAAAAGCGTCGTATGGCCAATAACTCATAGTAGTTGTGGCCGTCGGGGTTGTCTATGTTCTCAGCCACATACTCCCATATACGCGGATCGGTGGCCAAAGCTGCATCGTACTGCTCCCGGTATCTCTCCCGGTTGGCCTGCAACTCTGCCACTACCTCGGCTTTCGCCTCATTCCATATCTGCCTATCTTCTGTTGTCATAACGTCCTAACATAATGGTGTAACTCTGTCAGGGTCATGTTGGCCACAAATGGTTTGAGCAACACACCAGGCTTGCCGTGTGGGTCACTCGACAATGCCAACACTCCCTTATCCCTCAAATCCAGGCATCTTGCATCCTGGAAACTCACGCCTAACGCCTCAAAGGAAATGGCAGTATAGAAACCGCTTGGCCCTTTCCGGCTCTGCGTTTCCTGCCATATCTTCCTAAGTAGGTTCAAAGTCTCTCTGTCAATCCTCATCATCGTCGCCCTTTAGATCATCCATGAACTTACTGAAATCGTCGTTGTCGGTCTTACGCTCCTTACTATCTGTGTTCATACCCAATGCCCTGAGTGCCTTTTGTGTCTGGGCGGTCAGATCAAGGTATAGTTTTTCCTTGGGGCTGATGCTCTCGCGGGTGTTACCCTCACGGGAAATCTCGACGTTAACGGCCTTGTGGCTGTCGGCAAAGATTTCCTCTGCCAATATCTCAGTCCTAACCAATAACTGCGCGGCCACCGTAACCTGGTACGACAATTCAGACGAATATTTGCCCTCTTTTTTAAGCAACTGAACAATATAGGTTTTCTTGGATTGTATCTTTGTCTTGATAGCCTTGGAAACCTTCTGCTGCTCTTCTGCGCTCGGCAAAGCGGGCGTTTCCTGCTTCGGCTCTTCCTTGGGCTGCGGTAGCATCCTCTCGGTATAGCCCTTATGTTTATTACGGGTCTTGTTATAGAAGATCACGGCTGTAGTGTCCTTTGCCTCTACCAGATCGTACAGGGCCTTTTCTGCCATTTCATCCCGGTACTCCCTGGCGATCTCTACGGCATCGTCAACGGCCTGCCTAAACTCGGCATCCTCGGCCATCCACTGCCTGAACGTCCGGGGATTCAAACCGATTGCAGTACAGGCAATGCCCTTGAAACCTTTCTGCCTTATGATCTCAGCAACGATCTCGGTTTTCAGTTTGTCTTTATCTTGTATCATTTCTCAAATGAATTTATGCCATCAAAATACTCTTTATAAAACTCATACAGGCCACGATCTATAATGATGCTGCCCTGCTCGGTTCGCGGATTGGTGTTTATATTGGCACTCGTCTGAATACCAAAATAAAACTTGTCGGCCTCATTGCATCCCGCATATATCTTGCTGTGATTCTTGAATACTGCGGCACGGCCTACGTCCGGGTGCTCCTGATAGAATTTCTTTACCATCTGCCACTCGATCTTATAGGAGCCTGGGAAAATCTCACCTAAGTACATATCGAATTTCTTGATGCGGCCTGCCTCCCACCACCTCTGCAACTGCAAAATATCCTCTGCGGCCATGCACCAGGTAGATAACAGAACATAATCCAGATCGTGTTGATTGAGCACAACTTTCAAGTAACTCAGGCTGTCAACGTCGCCTGCCGTAATGAAGTTGTACGAAACGCCATCCTGCAATTTCACGTACTGCATAGCCTCCAATAGTTTCACCTCACTAAATGCGCGGCGGTACTCATATCTCTGGCTCAGTTCCGTACATTCCTTAGTGCGCCTGTGGGCGCGTTTGGCGGTGGCGGCATCTTCCAGGTGCTCATCATCAACAACCGCTGCCGGGGCTATCGGCTCCGGCCTGGCACTGCCAAAATTGGCAAAGTCAAAAACATCATCGTAATTCATATCTCACTACTCCTATATTCTTTAGTCAAAAATTAGCGGCAAATCCTAAATATGGGAAACCAAAAAGGGCCTCAACCCCCACGGCCCCAAAAAGGCACTTTCGTATGGAGAAAGGTTTGGGCGAGGTTTTCCCACCACCACCCCCATTTTTATCAGGTAGCCCCCGTTAACCGTCTTTAACATTTTTAGAAAAACTTTTTTACAAATTGTTTCAACTGCCTTTCGGTCTTACGTTTCGTTTGTGCCTTGCCACACCTACCCATTTCGGTATGGGTTTTTACGTGGCAGTCATGGCACAGGCTCCGCAAGTTGGAAAAATCGTACATCAACCTTTCTTTCTCCTGGTATGTCAGGCCATCTTCTACAGGGATAACATGGTGTACTTCGGTGGCGGGTTCCGGCCTGCCCGTTTCCTCCAAGCATCTTTCACACATTGGGTTGGCCGTCAACTTAGCCTGGCGCAACCTCAACCATTTGGCTTTGTGTATCAACTTCTGGTAAACCTTATCCTTCGCCATCGTCCTGTCCTCCCTTCACTTTCATAACTGCGCTATGCTTACGGATCAGGTAATTAAGACTATCCAACAAACTCTGCTGCACACCTTTCTTTGATTCCAAAGCGGCGTTTGCCCTCTCATCTACGGTGTTCGGACAAATGAGTTTATAGACGGTAACGGGGTGTGTCTGGCCCTGACGGTGCAACCTGGCATTTGCCTGTTGGTAGTGCTCCAGGTTCCAACCTGTACCAAACCAAACTATGTAGTGTCCACCCTGCTGCATATTCAGGCCATAGGCTGTAGATGCCGGGTGTGCCAGTAGCACGTCAATCTTTCCGGCGTTCCAATCTCTCAGGTCGGCTTCGTTCTTGTATGCTCTGACTTTGTAGCCCTTCAACTTTCTCACGATCCTCTGCACGTCGTGTTGGAATTGATAGAATACCAAAACGCTGCTGCCGTTGGCCGCTTCTACGATCTCAGCCAATTTGTCGATCTTCTCATTGTGTATCTCATGCACATCACGGTTATCATCATAGACTGCACCATTGGCAAACTGACTTAGTTTGTTCATCAATCCGGCTGCACTATTAGCCAGGATATTAGCCGATTCGCCTGTATGCTCTTCTGCAAACTCCAATACCTTTTCACGTTCAAACGTGGTATAGGCTTTCATGGTTCCGTAACTCAGTGGCACAGGTATTACGTGAGTAATGAGGTCAGGCAGTTGCAGGTAGTCTTTGGCCTGCATGGATAGGCAAATGTCTGCAATCTTATTACGGATAATCTGCTCACACCCTTTCTTGATGTCACACCTCACCGTTATGCCGTTACGGTTGTAAACATCAAAGTAGGTTTCCCGGTATTTCGTTACAGACTTTCCCAGGCGTTGGCCCATATCCAGACAATACATCTGTGCCCAAAGATCAATGAGGCCGTTAGGGGCCGGGGTTCCTGTCAGTCCTATTACACGTTTCACCGTCGGCACTGCCATACGCATAGCCTTAAACCTCTCACTCTTACTACTCTTGAAACTTGTGAGTTCGTCGATCACCAACACATCGAAGGGAAGAAAACCACCATAGAGGCCCACCAACCAAACAAAGCTGTCGCGTCCGATAACGTACACGTCTGCCTTTTCAGCCAATGCCATCTTACGCTGTTTCTCGGTTCCCATCACCTTTGCCACCCTCATGCCTCTTAGATGATCCCATTTCTCTGCCTCAGTAGTCCAGGTAGTTTCGGCAACCTTCTTTGGGGCCACCACCAATGTACGGCTGATCTCGCAATCGTCCATTAGTTCCTGAATGGCTGTCAGGGTGCTAACCGTCTTACCCAATCCCATATCCAGGAATAAGCCGCAACGTGGTTTAGACAATATCCACTTCATTGCCGTTTTCTGATAGTCATACGGATTATATCTCATAACACCTCATTCAGATTTTCTATAAAGTTTTCAAACTCCTTTTCCTGATCTCTGGCAATCTCATCCATCACTCGGCTAATGAGACGATCCACCATTTCCTTAGTGCTGATCACCCAAACCTCATGCCCCATTCTCTTTAGTTCCCGGTGTCTGATCTCCTGTAGCTTCGTGGGCTTCTTTCCCTTGCTTTTCAGTTCTACCCAGATCACTTTGCCTTTGATGCAACAAACCAGGCGATCAGGATAGCCCGTCACGTTAGCGTTTGAATATTTGAGGCAAAGCAAACCATTTTCCTTGCATCGTTTATTCAGATACGCTTCTATTGCCTTTTCTGAAACTTCGG